GGCAGTTAACCACTTCCTGACTGACACCAATGCTTGGTTCTTGCAGACCGACGTGCCGAATGGCCTGAAGCATTTTGTCCGTGCTGCTCTGTCTACTTCAATGGATGGAGACTTCGATACCGGCAACGCACGCTACAAAGCGAGAGAGCGCTACGCTTTCGGCTTTAGTGACCCGCTGTCAATGTTCGGTTCAGCCGGTTAAAGCCTTGTAAATCAAGGGTTTACGGGAAAGGGAGCTTCGGCTCCCTTTTTAATGCCCAAAAAAAGTATGTGATGCAATCACGGTATCCTGTGTCGTAACGCGCATTACCTGTAACTAAGTCCTAAATAAGCTTGACACGGTTTAAGCAATATGGTTTACTACAGTCTCGGAGGACTTAAAAATGCCATACGCGCACGATCACATAGGAATTTACAAGATAGTGAACACCGCCACAGGTGGGTGTTACGTAGGACAATCTCAACGAGTAAAGAAAAGAGTAGCGGAACATTTTAGGCTTTTACGGCTTAACAAACACAGTAATGACCATTTACAGAGCGCTTTTAACAAATACGGAGAGGACAAATTTGTTTGGGCTATGGAAGTCGAATGTGAAGATTTGACAGATATAGATGCACTAGAAGAAGGCTTTATACAAGGTGGAATTGCTTTTCAAGAGCCATGTGTGTACAACATAGCGGACTTTGCTAAAGCACCGATGAGAGGCAAAGTTCATACAGACGAGACGCGTAAAAAAATACGCGAATCAATAGCCAAAAATCCAGAGCACCTAGCTAACATTAAATCTAAAGAGCACCAAAAGAAGTGCGAAGCAGGGAGATTAGCCTCAAGGCTTAGCAATCCAGAATGGGTTGCAAAATTAAAATTTATCCTAGATAATGACCACATGTCCTATGCAGCGAGGGGAAGGCATGTTGGTAAAGACACAGGAAGTGTCAGAAAACTTTACCTTCGTTACATCCATCTTAAAGGAGTTATTTAACCATGTTTTCTACATTTTCTGGTCCGATCCGCTCTGGTACTGTTCGTTATGGTACGGGCGAAAACTGCGGCGTAGCCGTTCTTGTTCAAACTGAAGCCCTTCCTGCTGCTGCAGGTGCTACCACCGTTGCTGTTCTTCCAGCCGGTTCACAGATTCTTGATATCATCGTAGACACCACTACGGTATTTAACTCAGCGACTACGCTGAAGATTGGTACTTCTTCCAATGATGACGAGTTTGTAACCCAGACCACCATCACCACCGCAGGCCGCAACGACCTGTCCTCTACTTATCAGCCTCTGACGTTCATCAATGTCGGTACTTCTGATGTTCCTGTGATTGCTACCACTGCAGGCAGTGCGGCTACGGGCGCAGCGAGAGTCACGATTATGTACGCTCAGAAGGCATCTAACGGTGCTGAAGACCCCGCAACTCCGTAAGGAGCAGGCGCTATGGAGTGGCAGAACTTTATAGATGCGGCGATAGCGATAGTTAGTGCCTTTTTCGGCTGGCTGTTCAAGATAATATGGGACGCTATCAAAGACCTTAAAGATGATATGAAAGACCTCAACACCACTCTGCATAAAGAGTACGTGCGTAAGGATGACTATCACATCGAAATGGCTAAGATAGAAACCATGTTCCAGCGCATCATGGACAAGTTAGACGGTAAGGCAGACAAGCAATGACTATGCCCTCACGAGGGATTTCCTCAATACAACGTAAAGCGACAGGTGATGATATGAAATGCGGAATGAAAAAAGGCAAAGAAGTTCGTAAAGGCATGCTCAAGAATAGCAGCAAAGCCAAGACCAAGATGGACTTGATGAATGTCGGTGCCGCAGAGTCTGCGGGTAAGATTCCGGGCTACTACAAAGGTGGCAAGGTTGATGGCTGCATCAAGAAAGGTCATACAAAAGGGCGTATGGTATAAATTATGGCAGGCGGAGCACAAGGCGGCGGGGGAAGACCCGCAGTAGGTGGAAATCTACCCCAGTATCAAGGCATGCTGCAGAACTACCGTCAGGGTATGGCTGGGGCTCCTTCGCAAGTTCCGGGCGCTAACGTAGCCGCACCCGGTGGGGGTATGCCTCAGCAGTTTGGTATGGCTAAACCTGCTGTAATGCCTCAAACGGGCGGAGTAATGCCTCAAGGTCCACAGATGTCTCAGCCGCTTCCAATGGCTCCGCAGGGACCGCCCTCCGCTCCGCAACAGCCGCAAATGTCACCAGAAATGATGGCGCAGCTACAAGCGGCTATGCAACAGCAGATGGCGTCTCAGCAGACTCAGGTAAATAGCGCACCGCAGGGTCCGATCAGTGTAGGAAGTTCCCAACCGATGGGTTTACCACAAGGCCAGCCAGCAGTAATGCCTCAAGGCCCGATACAAGCGCAGCCGCAACCCATGCCTCGTCCAATGCCAAGACCCATGCCAATGCCACAGGTACAAGGCAATCCGAATGCTATGCCACTGCAAAGGCCGCAGATGCAAGGTAGGCCGACCATGCAAATGCTTCGTGGTAGACGGTAATGGCTAAGTCTGCTGCGTGGACTCGGAAGGAAGGAAAGGATGCAAAGGGTGGGCTCAACGCCAAAGGCAGAGCCTCCTATAACAAGGCGAATCCCGGCAAACCGGGTTTGAAGCCCCCTGCGCCTAACCCGAAGACCAAAGAGGATGCAGGCAGGAGGAAGTCATTTTGCAGTCGGATGCAGGGTATGAAGAAGAAGCTCACCTCTGCTAAAACAGCAAATGATCCGAATAGTCGTATAAACAAAAGCCTGCGGGCGTGGAATTGTTAAGGAATTAAGATGGCTAATACAAGTGTTGTCAGTTCAGTAAGCCGCTTAGGTAAGTACGAACCCTTTAATCTTCAGGTGTCACGTCGTCAGGTTACGATGCACGAACCTGCTTATGTCTGGGGGTATAGCACTCTGATTGGCGCAACCCTCCTTCCTGTTTGGGATGTGAACCAAGCTAAGCCTTACTTAACTACCGCAGCGGTCATGAAGGTTTCATCGGGTTCTGCAGATGATGACTCAGCGGGTACGGGAGCTAGAACGGTTCTAGTCAGTGGTTTGGATCAAAGCTACGACTCCATTTCTGAAATAGTCACTTTGGATGGGCAGACAGAAGTAGCGACTACCAAGGCTTTCCTTCGTGTGCTGAGTGTCACGGTACTCACAGTGGGTTCTGGTGGGCTCAATGCTGGGGCTATCTATGTGGGTACGGGTACAGTCACGACAGGTGTCCCTGCTGTGGTTCATGAGATTGTGCCGATTGGTATGAATAAGAGCCAGTCAGCATCGTATACGGTCCCTGCTGGATATACAGCCTTTTTCTCTCGTGGAGGTATGACGAGTCATACTACGGGTTCGGGGCATATTACGGGGCGTTTGGCAGCAAGCAATCAGGGTTCTCCGTTTGTTACTTCGGCTGTCACGGTATTTGCCAATACCGTTGTTGAATATGAGTTCGACTATCCGCTGGCTTTCCCAGAAAAGACTGATATTGAAGCGCGGGCTATTGCCTCATCAGGCACCCATGCTGTTTCAGCTTATCTTCAACTGATTCTTATCAAAGACAACGGTCAAACCTAATGGCTAAAGAAGTTTGGGAAAAGGCGCGGCCTAAAGGCTTGGGGAAACCCAAGAAGCTATCACCTGCCAAGAAGTCCTCAGCGAAAGCGATGGCAAAATCAGCGGGTCGTCCTTACCCAAACTTAGTCGATAATCTAAGGGTGAGTCGTAAAAAATGAGTGAGGAAAAGGAGTGCCCTGTTTGTACTCAGACTAAAGCATTAGACCAATACTGGAAAGGACAATATTGTTGTATTGAGTGCCAAAAATATAAGCAAAAAAACAGTTGGCTTAGCAGAACACCCCAAAAAAGGCTGGAGCAGCATCTTAAGTACAAATATGGTGTCACCCATGCTGAGTTTTTACAACAATGGGATGCACAGCAAGGCTGTTGCGCTATATGTAAAGATGCTTTACCTGATCTCATGACGTATGATAATCGTAGGCGTGGTTACGCAATAGACCACAATCATGAAACTGGGGAATTTCGTGGTATACTTTGTACAAGTTGTAACTCTATGTTAGGTATGGCTAAAGACTCTATTGAGGTTTTACGCGAAGCCATCAAGTATTTAGATGAACAGGGTTCTTATGCTACGAACACTGTAGCAGTCGATAATATGCGGGCAGCGAAAAAGAGAAAGTAAATGACCACTTCAGGTACAGCGGTTTGGAATCCTGACGTAGCCGAGATTATCGAAGAGGCTTACGAGCGTGCGGGCGTAGAGATACGCACGGGCTACCAGCTGAAAACAGCAAGGCGTAGCCTCAATATCATGATGGCTGAGTGGGCTAATCGGGGTATCAATCTCTGGACGGTGGAGCAAGGCGTTATTCCTTTGACTCAAGGCACAGTGCAGTACCCTCTCCCTGCCGATACGGTAGACCTTATTGAGCATGTCATACGGCAGAACCCCGGCAATACAGCTACGCAGGTCGATCTTCAGATCACACGTATAGCGCTCCCAACCTATGCAACCCTACCTAATAAGCTCACGACAGGCAGACCCATACAGATATATGTAGATCGACAAGCGCCTGTTCCGAACATCAAGATTTGGCCTGCTGCAAACAACGACTCTTACACGCTAGTGTACTGGAGACTCCGTAGACTCGATGATGCTGGGAACTCCGGCACTTTGACGATGGGTGTGCCCTTCAGGTTTGTTCCGGCCTTGATTGCAGGGTTAGCCTATCATGTTGCATTGAAGACTCCTGAAAGTATAGATCGTATTCCTATGCTCAAGCAGATGTATGATGAAGCGTGGCAAGCGGCTTCGGATGAAGACAGGGATAAGGCTCCTATACGGTTCGTCCCCTATTCTGGCTATATTGGTAGCAGGGGTTGGTAAGTGGCTAACCGTTTTGCAACGGGTAAAAAAGCCTTTGGTTTCTGCGATTTTTGCGGTTTTCGTTATCCGCTAGGCAAGCTTAAACCCGTCATTATCAAGGGCAAAGTCATCAATCTATTGGCGTGCCCTACGGATTGGAGCCCCGATCAACCACAGCTTTGGGTCGGCACGTATCCTGTTGATGATCCTCAAGCACTGCGTAATCCAAGACCCGATACCAATTTGAATGCGTCCAGAGGTTTGTTTGGCTGGAATCCCGTAGGATCGCAGCAGGCAGATTTTACGTTGAACGATGTTTTTGTTACAATTAGCTAAACCACAGAGGTAAAAGCAATGGCTAAGTTTGAAGGTTCTGCTGAAGATATCCGCGAGGATAAAAAATTGGCAAAAAAGCACAAGATGGGGTACAAAGAGTGGGAAAAGTCCAGCATGGACAAGAAGCACGACAAGCAGAAATCTATGAAAGGACTGAAGCGTGGTGGCGTAACCACGGGTGAAATGAAAGCCAAGGGTCGTAATATGGCTCGTGTAGCCAATCAACGGAGTAAGTAATGAGCACTCGTAGAACAGGCGGCATTGCCGAACACAAAGAAGGATCAGCCGAATATGCTGGCATTAAAAAAATCAGCACCCCTGAAGGCAACGGCTATCCTAATACCCCGCCGAACACTCAAACCGTCAAGACCAGAGGCACGGGAGCGGCTACGAAAGGTACTAAGTCTTCTGCAAAATTTGGTTAACGGTAAGCGCTAAATGAGCCTCACATACCAACAACTCTACACAGCGATTCAGAATTATTCTGAGGTCGATGAACCCACATTCAATGCGAACATCCCTAACTTTGTTCGTAATACGGAGTTGTTGGTCAATAACACGGTACAGCTACCGGCTTTTCGTAGAAACGTCACAGGCGAGGCAACACAGCTATTTCAGTATTTGAATATGCCGACAGACTTCCTGTCTGTGTTTTCTATGGCTGTTGTGAATGCTAACGGTAACTACGAGTACCTTCTGCAGAAAGATGTGAATTTCATTCGTGAAGCCTACCCCTTCCCTACCGCTGTTGGAATGCCAAAATACTACGGACTTTTTAGCTCTACGGCGTTTATCCTAGGCCCGACACCTGACACGAACTACGTTATGGAGCTTCATTATTACGCGGCTCCTCCTTCGATTGTCGATGCGGGCACCAGCTGGTTGGGGCAGAATTATCCTTCTGTGTTGCTCTGGGGCGCACTGGTTGAAGCCTCCGTATTCCTTAAAGGCGAAGCGGATATGACGCAGAACTACCAGACCAAGTACGATGAAGCCATGATGTTGCTCAAGCAGTTGGGAGATGGCAAAGATCGGGAAGATAATTTCAGAACCATACAAGTGAGGCAACCTGTGCAATGAACGAAGAAGACACCGTAGCTATAGCTACACCACAACCTGAATTTACGCTCAACAGTGTGGCGGTCACTGCCGATTCTGTTGAATATGATCTTGAAATTTCTGAAGAGGTATAGTAATGGCTATCACACAGGCTCTCGCTTCGACGTTCAAACAACAAGTCCTTGAAGGGTTGCATAATTTTGCTTCCTCTGGTGGAGATACTTTCAAGATTGCTCTCTACACTTCTTCCGCTACGCTGGATTCAGCCACTACGGTTTATACAACTTCGGGAGAGTCTTCTGGTACTGGGTACACTCCGGGTGGTGAGACGTTGACTAATGTGGGTGTATCGCTCTCTGGCACCACCGCCTATCTTGACTTTAATGATGTAACGTGGTCTGCAGCGACAATTTCAGCTGCCGGGGCTTTGATTTACAACTCTTCGCAGGGAAACAAGGCTGTAGCTATTCTGAGCTTTGGGGCAACCTATTCAAGCACAAACGGCAATTTTACGGTCACTTTCCCCGCAAACACAAGCACCACTGCTGTCATTCTTCTGAATTAAGAGGGTTCCACCATGCCACAGATGCAAAACCGTGTACAAGAGACAACCACCACGGGTGGCACGGGTACTCTCACTCTAGCTGGAGCCGTTACAGGCTATATAACTTTTGCCTCTGGTTTTTCCACAGGCACCTCGCTGTTTTATACTATAGATAATGGCATTGGCGAATGGGAGATCGGGATTGGCACGCTGGTCACTACGGGTACGCTATCTCGTGTTACAGTCATTGCATCCTCTAATGGCGGTGCGCTGGTCAACTTTGGCTCTGGTACTAAACGAGTATTTTGCTCCGCGCCCACGCGCTCCCTCGTACCGGATCAGGATAGTAAGAGCGGCTACGTACTCACCACAGATGGCACCGACCCTGCTTGGACCCAGACGCTTAACGGCATCACTATCGGAAATCTTACAGCGGCGGGTGGAGCATTCACAACACTCTCAGCGTCCTCCACCGTATCCGGTACAGGCTTTAGTACCTATCTCGCCTCTCCTCCTGCTATCGGCGGCTCATCTCCTGCGGCGGGTAACTTCACCGACCTCTCTTATACCGGCACGCTCACGGGTGGTACGGGTGTTATCACTATCGGCACTAACCAGATATACAAGGATGCGTCTGGCAACGTGGGGATTGGGGTAACGCCAAGTGCTTGGAGTGGCGTCGTCGGTTTACAGATAAGTTCTGGCGGCTCTATATACGCCTCTACTGTTAATGTGGCGTATGGATCGAACCATTATTACGATGGAGCTTACAGATTTGTTGGTAATGGATACGCTTGCATCTATTACTCAAATTATGCGAATAATGGTTCTCACGTTTGGCAGGTATCTGCGCTAAACTCTTCTGGGGCTGGGGTGGCGTTTACTCCTACTAACGCGATGACCCTGACAGCAGCGGGGGTTTTGCAACTAGGCAGCGCCATCAGCCTCAACCCCACGACAGCGAATGCGCTGGTGGTCAATAGTAGTGGGAATGTGGGGATTGGGACGGCTTCGCCCCTTGGAAAAGTACAAATCAATACACCATCTGGCACAGCATTTCCGGGGAGCCTTGCGCTTGCTATCAGAGACGCCTCCAGCCCAACCAATGGTTTTAACTTCAACCTTGAGGGTGTATCTACCGGGGATTTGACGCTTACGCGCACAGTTAGCGGAACATCAACAGCGGTAATGTCGTTTGCAAGAGCCAATGGCGTCGTCACCATGTCCGCCTACGGTGCTGGTGCTGCAACATTCTCGGCTGCGGGTGTCATTTCTTCAGTGTCTGACGAGACATGGAAAACCAAAGACGGTGCTCCTGTTGATGCGGATGCCATGCTCAAAAAGTTGGAGCCGGGCTATTGGTACTACAACGACGAAAAGAAAGACATTTTTGGCGCAGACCGACAACTTGGTTTCTACGCTCAAAACGTCAATGCTGCCATTGGCCCTGAAGCTGCACCAGAGCCTGAAGAGGGCAAACCTTGGGGCTACTACGACCGTTCAGTTTTGGCTGTGGTTGTCATGTCGCTGCAAAAAGCACTCGCCACCATTGAATCACTTGAAGCCCGTATTGCAATTTTAGGAAGCAAACCATGACAACTATCATTTGGACTATTGAAGCGCTCGATTGTATCCCTACGGTTGGCGAGTTTACTGACTACTGTGTAACGTCCCATTGGCGCTGTTCCGGGGACGATGGTGATGGCCACTCCGGGCAGGTTTATAGCACCGTCAGTTTCGTAGTCGATCCAGAGAAAACCAACTTCGTGCCGTTCGAGGACATCACCGAGGCTCAGGCGATCCAGTGGACTCAGGACGCGCTGGGCGAAGAACAGGTCGCAGCGGTCTACACGAGCATCGACACGCAGATCGAGAACC